GGAAAAGCTATCATTTCGATTACAAGGATTCTCCATTTCTTGATGAAGAAGAAATTGAGAGAGTAAAGAGGACACTAGACCCTCTGAAGTTTGCAAGAGAGTATCTTGCTAGCTTTGAAGATTCTGGTAATAATGTGTTTTATACTTTCAATAGAAAAGAACATATTGATAGTACCCTTCCTTATTTTGAGGCAGGGGAAGATGTACACGCGGCTATCGACTTCAATGTCGGTATCCAAGCAACAGTATTGTTTGCCATTAGAGGCAATCAAGTACATATCTTAGATGAAACACAGGGTCATCCTGATACTGAGACTTTAGCTAATTATTTAAAGAATAAGTTTAAAGGCCATCGTATCATAGCTTACCCTGATCCTGCTGGTAGAGCAAGAAAAACCTCTGCCGCAGTAGGTGTTACAGACTTTAAGATTCTAGAATCTAAAGGCATAATTACAAGAGCACATAATAAGGCTCCTCCTATTGTAGACTCTGTAGCGGCAGTTAATAGGAAGTTTAAGAATGCAAGTGGCGATATAGATATGTATGTACATCCCCGTGCCGTTAATACGGTTAAATCCATTGAGAGAACTCAGTGGGTTGAATCAAATCCTGACTCAGCCACCATTGATAAAAAGGAAGGTGTAGAACACTGGTCAGATGCTCTCCGCTATGCTATTGAGTATCTGTACCCAATTAGAGCAGGTACCAGACTTACTGTAAAGGGGTTTGGTTTTTAATGTAACACAACTAAAAGGAATTTTAAAATGTCAATTGGAAAAAGATATCGTGCAGCTAAAAGCGCTGCTAACAAAGCAATTTTTGGTAGCAACACCAATGCACTTCGTCAAAAGTTAAAGGTAAAACGCGCTGTTAAAAGAGGTGCAATGCGTGCTAGAGCTACAGGCTATAAAGCTGTAGGTAAAGCGATCAATAAAGTAACTGGCTCAACAGGCGGTGTATACAAATTTACTGCGGCTCGTAAAGCTGCTCTTGCTAAAGCGCAAAGGGCTTCTGCTCTTGCTCGTAAGGGTAAAGCATCTGCAGCAGGTGCAGTTCGTAGCGTAACAGGTATGCGTCCCCGTGCAGACAATACTGCTGGTAGCGGTGGCGGTCGTCGTGGTCGCGCAAGACGTAATAGATAATCTTGTTTAATTAAAAAGGAAGGCTGGCTTTGGCTGGCCTTTCCCTTTAACTACCCATCTGAGGATCGGTAAAGGAGGAATAAAATGCCTAGATCAAAAATTAACTCTGCATCTAAAGATCTAATTAAAGATAATGGTGCAATACTTGCTTCAGTTGTTGAGGGAGAGCAAGTAGGGATTAATATTACCCTTAACTGGATAACAAACTTATCCGGATACAGTATTACAGCTAAGTCAGTAGAAGCAGATATGTCAGGTGAAGTAGATGATAACGATTATCCTTTAACTGTTAAAGAGAATGGCCAAGTGATCCAGCTACCTATCATTGACGTTGATCCTACAGATAACAAGTTTGAAATTATTATCCCAGAAGACCTTACAGACAACTGGACTACAGAACCAGAACCAAACAAACCCTCCTATGCTTGGATTGGTTTAGAAGTTCGTGATACAGGTATTGGTAGTGAACAAAAGATTTGGAAGCCACTACGAGGATTAATTGAAGTGGTATATTCTCCTACTGAGGAGATTTAATCATGTCTTATTCTATTTCAGTTAATTCGGACAACATTGTTGTTAGCGCAGAGACAATTGATTATTCTGTTTCTTTAGCAAGAGCGGGGGGCCAAGGCTCTAAAGGAGATTCTGTTACTTCTGCTTATATTAATAATGATAAAGATCTTATTTTCGAAATTTCCAATTCTTTAGGTACAGTCGTAGAAACTATAAACGCAGGTTCTTTTAAGGAGTTAATCAACCTAGTTGATTTACTAGATGTAGACTATAACTTATTAGAAGATAACCAATTTATTCAGTATGACTCTACTACTAGTAAGTTTACAAGTCATACCTTAACAACTACTTCTGTTTCCGATATTGACAATACTAATAAAGCAGATGGCGCTCTTTTGTTATACAAAAGTAGTACAAACAAATACACAGCTACTACTACTTTAGACAATCCTAATACAGTCATTACAGGAGGGAATTTCTAATGGCGACTAAAATTATTCTTAAAAAATCCGCTACAGGCGGTGCAGTACCTCTTACATCAGATATTGATCAGGCAGAATTAGCAATCAATCTTGCTGATCGCAAAATTTATACAAAAGATAACAGCGGAGCAATTACTCGCCTTGACGGTGCTTATGTTGATTCTGTAGAACCATCTAATGCCTCTGAAGGGGATCTCTGGTACGATACTGTTAGTAATCAACTTAAAGCGCATAATGGTTCTTCTTTTGTTTCAACTGGTTCTTCCTCTTTAATAGAACTTGGTGTAACCGCTACAGCTACAGAATTGAACTATGTTTCTGGCGTTACGTCTAGCATTCAAGATCAAATAGACGGTAAAGCAGAAAGTAACCATACGCATTCCGCTACAGATGTTACTGACTTTACTGAAGCTGCTCAGGATGCAGTAGGTAGCATTATTTCAGGTACAGGTATTGTAAGTGCTACCTATGATGATAATGCTGGTACTATTGTTGTTTCGGCCACAGAAGCTGATACACTAGCCAGTGTTACAGGGCGTGGTAATACAACTACTAACGATATTCAAGTAGCTAATTTAACTACTACTGCTGATGTTACAGTAGGTGGTAATCTTACTGTCAATGGGACAACAACTATAGTTAACTCTCATGAAGTTAACATTGGTGATTCTATTATTGTTCTTAATGCAGATGAAGCAGGAACACCTAGCCAAAACGCTGGTTTCGAAGTAGAGCGTGGTACATCAACTAATGTTCAATTTGTTTGGAATGAAACAGATGATGCTTGGGACATGGGGAGCTATAACTTGCAGAATGTCACAATCGACGGTGGTGC